GCATCTAACTCTGCTACACCTCTTCTAAGCGTACCTGCAGGCGGAACGGTTTCTATATCTACAAACACTGGAAACTACAATATCGGAAGCATCATAACTTACTCAACTACTGGATGGTCAGGCTCTCCTACAAGTTATAGTCTAAGACTTTATAACGGAACTAATCCTGTACTAACTAGTGACCCTCTTAGAGCTTCTACAACAGGTGCCTCTGGGACATATACCATCACATCTGACGATGCTACAAAGTTCTTTAAGGCGTTTGCTACCGCCACTAACTCCGCTGGAACTTCTACCGAGGCTAGTTCTACACAAGTAGGTCCAACACCTGCTCCTGTTGTTCTTGTTCCAGCAAATACAAGTGCTCCTACGACTAGCGGAAGTTTGTCTGTAGGAAGCATTGTAACTTTTGGAGTTGGATCTTGGAGCAACTCTCCTACAGGCTATGATTTAAGACTATATCGTGGCACCGCCGGAGTTCTTATGACAGAGACAGTAGTTGCCTTTGCAGGCTCTGCTACAACTGCTACCTACACAATAACTCAGGCAGACTTCAACAGCGGGCAGCTCTATCTAAGAGCATACGCATCTGCGACAAACTCTGGAGGAACCTCTGCGTATGCAGCTGGAAATGAAATTGGACCTATAACCTCTGCATCTGTCCCTGGCATAGTTACCTCGCTGACTGCGACATCGGCACTTAGCGGCTCCAATCTAAACTGGTCTGCGTCGTGGTCTGCGCCTTCAAGTAACGGAGGTTCGGCCATTACGGGATATAAGGTTTATGTAGAAAGAGCAGGTTCGCAAACAGGCCCTTGGATAGCCTCAACTACGCAGATTCCTGCAGGCTCGGGCGCATATACAGCAGGCTCTCCCTACTCTACAGCCTCAACAAGCGTCAGTGGCCGTGTCACAGGAACCTCCGCAACATGGATTCGAGTCTCTGTTGCAGCAGTCAACGCTGTAGGAACTGGCTCTTACACAACGGCAGTAGGTTAAAATGACAAACGAAATAACACGGGAAGAAAAAAGTCTTCTAGTTGAAAGCAAAATACGTACTTGCACTTTAATGCAGGAAACTCTAGAAAATTATCTTTTAGAAGAAACAGACTTAGAGATGACTGAGCAGTACCAAAACAGCATAGAAGAGTATAAAAATATAATAAAAGCTCTCCAAGCGTTTAAAGGAAACATGCTAGAATAGATACAAAATACCAACAAACAAAGTATAATTTAGCGTCATAAGGACGTTAAATAAAAACAAGGAGAAGAAGATGGCAGACTACGACCTAACCGCAAGTGATAAAATTTCGGTTATCAACTCACATATTAAGAACATTAACTACAATAAGTTTAACGCAGAGTTAGTTATTGTCGAGGAAGAAGCTACATTAACACCTTCAGCTACTAAGATATCAGATGCTGAAGCAATTATTGATGAAGCAGAAGCGCAGATTACAGCTCTTATTGCACAAATTACAGCTCTTTCATAATAACTAACCTACGAAAAGGACGCTTACTAAATGGACACACCAAAGACTAAAGAAGAGTTGATTATTATTGTCTTACAGCAACGTATAGGCGAGATGGCTATGCACTACGAAGGTGCTATTGCTTCTTTGCGTGCTGATATAAATCAACTTCAAGATGTACTTAAGATAGTTAATGGCAACACTGAAGATAAGACTGAGAAATAGCCTTAATGTTTGAAGTCAAAGACGGTTCACGGACTCTTCAGTTCAACGGGCGTCTTCTCAGCGAATCTTCATCTTGGAGAAGAGGCTCTACTCGATGGATTGAGTTTGCCTTATATCGAACAGATAATGGTTCGTACATCCTCTCTCGTATTGGTGTGTCCCTTGTTTATCATGGTGCCGCATGCCCGCTTGTCAAGAGATACAGTCTTGTAGATGAACTATCTGATGTGTTAGAAAAAGACTCCCTTGCTTGCGAAATATGCAATCCAACAAAAAGTCTTCCAGTAGTGTTCCCTGAGAAGTACAGATACTGGGCTCAGGTGAGCGAGGATGCTAAGCCAGTCTTGGACGCACTTTACAAATACGACCAGGGTGGGGCAAGATACCTTACTAACGTCGCGCAAAGGCTTCTAGAAAAAGCAGCAGAGACAGATGAAAATGTTGACGCTATCTACAGAGTGGAAATGATTCCATAAAATAGATTTACTACAAACAGACAAAAGGACAAATGACAAACGGACTAGAAGGAATTCAAGTAACTCTCGTCGACTCGGTTGAGAAGGCTGGACAATTTATTTCTTGGTTGGGTGAGAGACGCCCTTATGATGCAATTGCTGTAGATATTGAAACAGGCGAACGTCCTGGAATGCCTAGAGACCACGCTCTCTCTCCTTGGCATGGAGATATACGACTTGTTCAAGTCGGTGATGGAATGCAAGGTTGGGCTATTCCATGGTCTGAGTGGAGTGGCGTTTTTTATGAAGCAATGAGTAAATTTAATGGACCACTTGTGTGCCATAACATCGCATTTGAAGCACGATGGTTTGCAGTCAAATCTAATTGGGACATCCCTTGGGAACGCGCTCACGACACAATGATTATGGCTCACCTCATTGATCCTCTAGGTCCTGGAGGATTAAAACCGCTCTCTGCACGACTTGTTGATGGTCAAGCAGCCCATCTACAAGACAAACTTGATGTTGATTTAACTAAGAATGGTTGGACTTGGGGGACTGTCCCAACTAACTTTGAGCCTTACTGGTCTTATGGTGCTCTCGACACAATTCTTACGATGCGTCTTTGGGAAAAGTTTTACGAAAAGTGTGGCCCTGGTCAGCCATATCATAAAGCGTATGAACTTGAAATGGCAGCACGAAAAATTGTTACTCGCATGGAAATAAATGGTGCTCGTGTAGACCTTGAATACTCAAAGCGTAAGTTTGATGAACTTATTCAGTACACAGAGTCTGTAAAAGAGTGGGCTAAGAAAACATATTCTGGAACTAGTATCACAAGTAACATCCAGATTGTTCGACTTTTTGAAAGTCTTGGAGCAGAGATTACAGACTTTACTCCTTCTGGTCAGAAATCTGCTGGCGCAGACCAACTTAAACTTCTATCTATCAATGGCAATGACGAGGTTCGAATGCTTGCAGATACTATCCTCAAGCAGCGTAAGGCAGATAAATTAGCCAATACATACTTTAAAAACTTCCTTGATAAAAATGTTGATGGAATCCTGCACCCTTCTGTAAAGACTCTTGGTGCTCGCACATCTCGTATGTCCATCACTGACCCCGCGTTACAAACACTGCCTAAAGGTGATGACGTTGTTCGTCGTGCATTTATTCCTAAAGATAAAGACCATGTAATTATTACCTCTGACCTTGACCAGGTTGAGTTCCGTATGTTTGCATCTTTATCTAAAGACCCTAACCTAATCACACTATTTAATCGTTCTGATGTAACTGGCTCTGACCCGTTTACCGAAATTGGTCGTGAGGTTTATCAAGAACCTGAAATGACTCGCTCAGATAAGCGACGTGGTCTTATTAAGGGAATGGTTTACGGACGACTCTATGGCGCGGGTGTAGCAAAGCAAGCACTCACCGCAGGTGTATCAGAAGTTCAGATGAAATCCGTTTCTGACGCATTCGACCAGCGTTATCCTGGAATGATTAAGTTTCAAAAAGAAATTGAACATATTGGCGCAATGCGTGAACGTAATGAGGGTCAGGGCTATATCCACACATGGACTGGTCGCAAGATTCCTTGTGATGAAGGTCGTGTCTACACTCTCATCAACTATCTAATTCAGGGTGGCGCTGCTGAGGTTTTTAAGAGTAACCTTGTTAAATTAGACCAAGCAGATTTAACTGAGCACCTAATTGTTCCTGTTCACGATGAAATTGTTCTTCAAGCACCTCGTAAAGATGCGGAAGAAATTAAGAAGTTAGTTCAACAATGTATGACTACAACTGAAGGTTGGGATGTTCCACTTACTGCTGGGATTGACGGACCTCTAGAAACTTGGGGAGATAAGTACTGATGAAATATGTTATTTCGGTAGACCCTGGAAAAGCCACGGGTGTCTGCCTTGTTAAATGGTCGGGTGACCAAGATGAGACACCATCATTAATGATGTCTGGAGAAGTACAAGCAGACGAGTTTGCTAAGTGGTTTGAAACAGCTCTCTCTATTGCACTCTCTCTAGGTAGTTTAGAAAGTGTTTCTGTAGTCTGTGAGCGGTTTACTATTACTGCCCAAACTGTAAGAAACTCTCAAGCGCCCTTCTCTCTGGAGCAGATTGGAGTTTTAAAGCACTTATGTAGAGTCAATGAATTTGACCCTGAAAAAATTGTTTTTCAGTCCCCCGTAGATGCAAAATCTATGTTTCCAAACCCTCAACTAAGGAAGGTTGGAACTTGGCATGTAGGAGGGGAAGGTCACGCAAATGACGCAATCCGACACGCCCTCCTAAGATTGGTTAAAACAGGCTGGCAACCAAGAATCCTGCTAAAATAGTTACGGTTCGGAAAAAGTAAAAAACTATTTTTTCTGATACCGTATCTCCTAGACACAATGACAAATAAGGAGTTGAAGTGGCTGTATCTGTAGACCTAGACGCACAGGGTGAGCACATCCTTATCAATGCTGACTGGCGCTTTAAAGAGCTCTGTAAGAGCCTTCCAGGGTCCTCCTGGAGCCCTTCTGAGCAGGTTTGGCGTGCTCCATTGAGTTGGACAACCTGCCTTGCTCTACGGTCTACCTTCCGTGACAGCCTTGAAATTGGCCCAGGATTAGGTGCTTGGGCAGCCAATGAAATTGCTGTTCGAATTAATCCAGCAAATGCTCTTAGAGAGTTAGAGACCTTTGATGGTGATGAGATTCTTTTCCCTCACCAGCGAGCAGGTGTGGAGTTCCTAGCAACTGCTAAGCGAGCGCTTCTTGCTGATGAGCCAGGGCTTGGTAAAACTGCTCAGGCTATCCGTGCCCTCAAGAAACTTCATGAAGACGGGGAAGATGTTTTTCCTATCCTCATTGTTTGTCCAAACACCCTAAAGAAGAACTGGGCTCGTGAGTTTACAAAGTGGTGGCCAGAACTTCCTACACAAATCATTCGAGGCTCTTCTCTACAGCGCAAGCGTCAATTTGAAGAAGAGGCTCATGTTTTTATTATTAACTGGGAGTCTCTCAGAAGTCACTCACGTCTTGCTCCATATGGTTCTGTAGCACTTACTCGTTGTAAGGCTTGCGGAGGTCAGGACGAGAAGATTACAGAGACTCGTTGCGAGGTACATCTTCGTGAACTTAATGGGATTGATTTTAAGGCTGTAATTGCTGATGAAATTCACCGCTCTAAAGACCCTAAGTCAAAGCAGAGTCGTGCGCTTTGGTCGGCTAGTGGAAATGCAAAGATTCGTTTTGCTCTTACTGGTACTCCCATTGCAAACAATGTTGTTGACCTTTGGGCAATTCTTCACTGGCTATCTCCTAAAGATTGGCCATCAAAGACAAAGTGGATTGACCGTATGGTAGACACAATGCTTAATGCTTTTGGCGGAATGATGGTTATTGGCATTAAACCGCAGATGCAAGATGAGTTTTATAAGAGTGTTAATCCATATATGCGTCGTATGCTCAAGAAAGTTGTGCTTCCTTGGCTTCCACCAGTTATTAATGAACGCCGTGATGTTGAGATGTCAACAAAACAAAAGAAGGCTTACGATCAAATGCGTGACATGATGATTGCAGAACTTGCATCAGGTGACACGCTTACCGCTCCTGGAATTCTTACTCAGACTATCAGACTTCTTCAGTTTGCAAGTTCTTATGCAACAATGGTTGTTGATGAGAAAACTGGAGAGATGCGAGCAATACTTGACTCACCTTCTTGCAAAGTTGATGCTTTGATGGATGATATTGAGAATGGCGACTTTGGCGATGACTCTGTAGCAGTCTCTGCAGTATCTAAGCAACTTATCAATCTTCTTAGTGCAGAACTTACAAAAAAGAAAATTGCTCACGGTCTTATCACAGGTGACCAAGATGAAGATGAGCGACAGAAGGCTGTTGATGATTTTCAGTCAGGGAAAATTAAATGGATTCTATTCACCGCGCAGGCTGGCGGTGTTGGTATTACCTTGACTGCTGCACGACGATTGATTATGCTTCAACGACCTTGGTCATTAGTTGATCATCGTCAGGTTCTTGACCGTGTCCACCGTATCGGCTCAGAAATTCACGACTCAATTGTGATTACTGATTATGTTACAGAGGGAACAATTGAAGAACGAGTTATTCAAGTATTAGAAACAAAATCAGACAACTTTGAACAAATTGTTCGTGACAAGGAACAACTGCTCAAACTTCTAGCAGATGATAAGGCGGGGAAACTATGAGTGGAGTTGTAAGACTATCTAACTCTGAACTACAAACATTTAAGGACTGCCGTCGTAGATGGTGGCTAAGTTATTACCGTCGTTTAAAGCCGCGCAGTCAAGACATGACTGGCGCTCTTGCGTTTGGTACACGAATCCACGCAGCACTTGATGCTCATTATGCTCATGGTGTTCCTCTTCTTAAAGCGCACTCTGACCTTGTTGAGGCTGACAAGTCTCTTCTACTACAAGACTTTAGAGACATTGGAACCTTAGAGACTGAGGCAGAGATGGGTCGCATCATGCTTGAAGGCTACGAGCAATGGGTTGCTGAAGAAGGCATTGATGCAGAATTAGAAATGATTTCTACAGAAGAAACAATTATTGCTCCACTCTTTGGAGGAGAGGTTGAACTTCAAGGTAAGTTAGATATGCGTGTTCGTCGCAAGGCTGACGGAGTTCGTATGTTCCGTGACTTTAAAACTGTTGGTGGTTCGCTATCTGAGTTTTCAAGTATGGCTCATATGAATGAGCAGGTTATGACTTACATGCTGCTTGAATCAACAAAAGTTGACGAGAGTGAGCGAAGTGATGGTGGAATCTTTACTCTTCTTAAAAAAGTTCGTCGTACTGCAGCTGCTAAGCCACCTTTTTATGAGCATGTAGAAGTTCGACATAATGTTTTTACAATGCGTTCTTTTTGGAACCGAATTCACGGAACAATTTCTGATTTAATGCGAGTCCGCACTGCACTTGATTCTGGACAGAATCCTGCGTATTATGCATATCCTAAAGCAAGCCGTGATTGTAAATGGAAATGTTCATTTTTTGCTATCTGCCCAATGTTCGATGACGGAAGCGCCGTAGAGCAAGCAATTAGCGAAATGTATGAGGAGTCAGACCCTTATGCATATTACGAAACCGACAAAAAAGGAAGTGAGTGACAATGAGCGAAATTCAACGCTCCTTAACCGTTATGGTTTATGGTGAGTCAAAAGTTGGTAAATCAACTTTTGCAGTAACCGCACCATATCCACGTCTAATGCTCGATGTTGAGGGTGGACACCGCTTCCTCCCCATCGTTGTTAAGTACTGGGACCCTTTGCGAGAAGAACCACCAGTTGCAGATGGAACTTGGGATACTTGTGTAGTTACAGTTCGTGACTATGACACAGTTATCAAGACATATCAGTGGCTACAACTCGGACGCCATCAATTTAAGAGTCTAATCATTGACTCAATTTCAGAACTTCAAGTTAAGTGTATGGATTCAATTGCTGGTAGCGAGCAGATGAAGATGCAACAATGGGGCGAATTACTTCGTCACATGGGTGGCCTTCTTCGTGATATTCGTGACCTCACCATGCATCCAACTAATCCACTAGAAGCAGTAGTGCTTACAGCAATGGCTAGAACAAGCCAAGATGGTCGTAACAAGCCTTATCTACAAGGACAGTTAGCGATTCAAGCACCTTACTTTTATGACATTCTCGGCGCAATCAACGTCGAACAAATGCCAAGCATGGACCCTATGCAATCTCCACATCGAGTACGACGTATGTATGTTGAACGTACAGACAAGTACGAAGCAGGAGAACGTGTTCAAGGTCGCCTTGGTGCAATCGTAGAACAAGAGAATTTGTCTATTGACCGAATGCTCGACATGATTTTTGGTCCAAGACAAGTAGCAACAGACACAACTACAACAACGAAAGAGGTAACGCAGTGAGCACACTCAATTGGGGCGATCTCATTAAAGATGCGGGAGATGCAGGAAGTTATGACGCACTCCCAGATGGCGACTATGACCTTGTGGTCGTAGAAGCAACCGCAAAGGTTTCACAGAGCGGTAAGACAATGTTCGCAGTCAAGGCTCAAGTTGAGGGCGGTGCTCACAATAAGCGTCTTGTTTGGGACAATCTTGTAGTATCACCTGAAAGCCAAGGAGCACTTGGTATCTTCTTTAGCAAGATGCACGCACTTGGTCTTCCTAAAGAATACTTTATGCAATCTCCACAACCTTCAAATGCTCAGATTGAGCAGATTCTTGTTGGTCGTCGCTTCCGTGCGCAGGTAGGTTCACGCACATGGCAGGGTCAGAAGAAGAATGAAATTAAGAAGTACTTCCCTGTTCAGGCTCAGACTGCTTCAGCACCCGCTGCACCAGCGCCTGCACCTGCGCCTGCACCAGCACCTGCGCCTGCACCAGCACCTGCGCCTGCACCTGCACCAGTTCAGACTGAAGCAGTTGGTCACAATCCAGCACCAGCAGAGGCTACTCAAGCACCAACAGCGCCGTTCTAATAATAATCCTAGAGACCGCCCAACGTTTTTTGTTGGGTGGTTTCTAGTATTTAGAAAAGAGGATTGATGAAAGTATTTGTAACTGGATGCACAGCCCCACAGGCATCTAAGAATGCAAACGAAAAGAATCCATCATTTGCTGGAATAATTAATACTGCACTTAGTGAACTTGGTTGCGATGTAACGTGGGAAGACCCGTCTGTAAAGATGGACAAAGAGTATTTATCTCAGTTTGATTCAATTTTAGTAGGTGTTGCATCCCCTACAAATGTTATCTCACATCGTATTTATGGAGCATTGTCTGTAATTAATCATGCTTCAGAATTAGGAACTTTATCTTTATTTATTGATACCCCTGAGCCGCATAAACTTTTTGCTGGTATCAGAGAGGTTTATCACAGCCCTAAATCTTTAGTTAAAGAGTTTTACTCTAAGAAGCGAGAATACAATCTTGCTTTAGAGCCAGAACATTTTAATAATATATTTTCTGGACTATCGAAGTTGTATGTAGATGCGTGGCCTACAACCATAATTCCTTCGTATCCATGGTCTAACCAAAGTAATATTTCTAAATATATACCAAATATAGACAATAGCAAATTATTTTTAATCTCCCCAGATGCTGCTCTTTTAGAGTTACAGCACTACAGAAGCGCACCTGTTTCTGGGGACTATTGGTGTGCGGACAGTTTAAAAACTAACTGGACGCAGTCGGCAACTAAATTACTAACTTTAAGATCAGAAAATTATCGCTCAAGTAAGTGGGAAAACAATAGTGCTGTCTTAGGGCGACTTCACGACTCTGTAGGGGCGCTGATAAGCACATATAAAGATGGGAACCCTTGGTGGCTTCCTAGCCTGTCTCAGGCGCTGTATGTAGGAGTCCCTGCAGTAACTGATTGGCGCCACACCGCATATATGGGTGAGGAGTGGTCCCATCTTCCATCGACGATTGAGGGAATGAATCCTAATCAAAGACTAGAACTTGCAAGAAGCCAAAAAGAGATTTATATGGAACATTTACCTTCTTGGCACAGTATTAAAGAGAGTCTAGGAAATATTTTGCTACAAAAGACATATATAAACAACTAAGGAGAAAATAATGGCTGATACAAATATGGATTGGGTCAAAGAACAACTTACCCAAAACAAAACTAAAAAGGCTGTAGGAGATTCTGTTATAAAACTTCTCGGCACTTGGGATGAGATTAAGCAGAAAAATGAGTCCTTAAAGACTGTCAATCCTCAGGATATTATTGATATCTTTAGCAAACTCTCTATGGGCTATGTACTTGTTCAAGACAATAAGAATGAGAGTTGGGTTAAAGCTCAAATTGGTCAGATTAAGGTTGCGGATATTGTTCGCGTTCCTTTTGATGCTTTTGATGACTCAACAGGTAAATCTAATCTTAATGGGCGTCGTGGCCGTATTGTTGCTGTTCGCTCTGGTGACATTATTGTAAAAACAGATGATGGGAAACTTCCAGTTTTAGATGGAGTTCATATTCGTCCAGAGTTTTTAGAGAAGTTAGTTTAATGTCATCCGTAACTTACAAGTTTGACTTTCTTGCTAATAATAAGTTTGAAATTGAAGAGATTGTTAAAAAGAAAATTTCTACTTATATGGATAACGAGTCAGATAACCCACTACGCTACGTCAGTTATGAAACGTTAGTAACAGATTCTAATGATGCAAAACATAGATATCAGATACAAGTCACAGCGAGGATTAGAGATGACAACTAGTAATGAAAATAGCACTCCAACAACTCCAGTACAAGAAGTGCCTTTACGCGTAGCAGCTCTACGAGAAGCAGCTGGGATTATCAATGGTGACAGAAATAAACAATACGGTAACCCAGAAGATAATTTTGAACGCACTGCAAAGATTTGGTCTGTAATTCTTGGTATTGAGATTAGCAATGAAGATGTTGCAATGATGATGGTCGGATTAAAAGTTGCACGATATGCATCTAAGTCAGGATATCAACCTGACACTTGGGTAGATATTGCAGGATACGCTGGTTGCGGATATGAAGTAGGAGCAAAACAAGTAAGACCTAACTAACAACCAACATCTTCGGGAAGGCATTTTTTGTGTCAAAAAGACCATGGGAATTTGAAGAACCAGTGTGTGCAGAGATTGGAAGTTTTTATTTTTACTTAGACGACAAAGATGAACGAGGTCCTGACTCTATTTCAGATTACAATATTGCAAAAGCGTTATGCTTTCAATGTATCCACCGCGTAGACTGCGCAGAGTGGGGTATATCTAATGAGGCTCATGGGGTATGGGGCGGTATGACACCTAAAGAAAGAGCGTATCAGAGACAAAGAAGAGGTCTTCGTTTAGACCTTTCTTAACAATCTATGATGAGATTATCCCCTAGACTTATTTCATGTCAGCCGAACCAGTGCTAATACCGCTTGCCATCTGTGAGATGTGTTGGCTAGAAGAACACGCAAAATGGGAACCAGAGAGCATGAATGAATCTGGAAATATTTTGATGCGCCTTGCTGGAGTTGACATGCCAGAAATAGTAGAGATAGGTTCAGTAGACATTTGTTGTCAGTGTGGCTCTATAACAATTGCTGGAATTTATAATATGATGAACCCTGCGGAAGTTTATTTTATTAATGGTGACAGGGCTCATGACTTTGAGTTTAATTTCAGTGAGACTGACGAGGATTAGATTGGGCATAAGTGGCAAAGGCAAAAGACCTCAGGCTGGGACAGGAACTTTGGCTTGAGTGGGAAGGCTCTTGGTCACCTGAATTAGATAACTCCATTCTCTACTACACAATTGACCATGTAGATATAGAAAATGATTTAGTAAAACGTGCCCTAGCCTCTGTACTACAGAGGGATGGCATCTTTGACGCTCTTGGAGACGCATTTAAAGCTATAGATAACGGTGTACCTAACATTGTGTGGGCTGGAACTATACAAGATAATACAGAACTAGAAATATGCAACTCTCTTGGAGAGACAGAATATGGTGATGTTCTAGAGAATATTCAAGAAATAACCTGCGTAGAGGTTCAAAAATAAATATAGTTGAATAGTGTGTTTAGTCGTATATTTAATAGTGTTTTAGTATAAAATACGACATATGTGGAAACCAGCAAATAGTCTAGAATGGCAAAGAAGCGCCTCATGCGCTAAGCCAGAGAACAAAAATCATATAGATTGGTTCTTTTCTCAGGACTTCTCTGAAAAATATGCTGCTAAGAATCTGTGCTTTTCTTGCCCTGTTCGTAAGGACTGCCTCCAGTGGGGTCTAGAACATCGTCAAATCTGGGGTATCTGGGGTGGAAAAGATGAAGTTGAAATTCGTAGAACTCTATCTGTTTCATATCTTGGGGAGGAAACGAGACGCCGCAGGTTCCCAAATTGTCCATACTGCACTGCTCGCCCAAACAAATTAGAAACTTCTGTTGCTCAACTAGATACAACTGGTCGTTGGACAACAGCAAAAATTGTCACATGTAGCGAGTGTGGCTTTGCTTGGCGCAGTCGAACAAGTGCAAATGCTGTAGAAGCATACAAAATAGAACGTGCCGATAGAATTGCTAAGCAAGAGAAAGAAAAACTAAAGAAAGCTAAGAAGGCTAAAAAGATACCTAAAGCTAAATAGTTTTAGTTAAAACATTCTGGATGTCTAATTACTAGCGCTTTATTAACCCACACCTGGTCTTCAATGTTCCATCCCCACTCATACGAAGTGTCTACAAGAACAAAACCGTTATCCTCCATGAATTGAATAATCTTTTCGGTAGTCACATGAGTATCATGTACAGGAGTTTTCTCTGTCTCTAAATGAAATAACTTAACATCTTTTAACCTGTCCCCAAAGCCCTGTAGAACCTGCCAGCTATAGCCTTCAGTATCTACTTTAATAACATCTATCTTCTCATTAAGCCCTAGTCTTGCTAAAAGGGTATCCATACGAGTAGATGGAACGATTACCTTATGTATTTTATCTGCGTAATACTCTGGCGCAGGATCAATTGACCTATCTTTATTAAATATAGATGAAGTACCAGAAGCCTCTTTATTACCTCCTTTGACAATATGAAATTCAGTGTCCCCGTCTTGATGAGTAACAGCGCTATAAATGACATCCATCCAAGGATATTTAGCCTGAGTAGATGCTATAGCAGAAGTATTAGCATCGATTGCAATCACTCTAGTGCTGTTTAAGTTTTTGTACAGGTAGTAAGCGTCATCGCCATCTCTGGTTCCGATATCAATAATCACAGGAGCATCGCTATCAAAGTGTTTACGGAAGTTAAGTACAACTGGCTCTAAAGGGTCAATATATTCTCTAGTCTCATATAGTTTTAAGTTGCCAATGATGGCAGTCCTGTAGCTATGCCCAATATCTTTCTTTAATAGTTCTTGGAATATCTCCCAAGACTCATCTTTGCGCCCTACCCACCAACCAGTTACAGCTTTTTCAAAATCTAAGGCATACTCTCCTGGGTAATCTACCCAGATAGGGAGCGGAGTAGACTTAATTTTTGTATACATAAGCCCTATCTCAGCAAATGTGTAGGCCTCTTGCCAACGCTTTGCTCGCTCGCAGTATCGCGCCAAAAGAAACCAAGCCTCTGGTCTAGTTGGGAGATGAGCAACAGCTTTTAAAAATAGATTATGTACAGTGCTTTGACGATTTTTTTGATTCTCAAAGCATTGAGCAGATTTAATCAAAGCCGCGTATACATACTCAGGATGTGTATAAAACCCATACTCGGCTGTTCGTAAATAGAAAGAAACAGCAGAAGCCGTCTGCCCTACTTTTTCATATTCAACAGCAATATTAAAGCTAAGTACTGGGTTAAAAGGGTCTTTAGATAGTTCAATAATAAGATTATCAATAGCCTTAAACATTGACTGCCTCCTCAATTAATTCATCTACTACTGCTTTAGGCACCTGAAGAATAAATGCTGCGTTGTCTTGGAACCCAAATGTAACCAGTAAATCACCGTCATACTCTGCGGCTCCAGAACAAAATTCAATCTGTCCGTCTAGGAAT